ATTGATGACAGTCAAACACCGAATTGGGAAGAGGTAGCATAAATGGCAACTTACGTTAATGACCTAAGATTAAAAGAAATCGCCACAGGTGACGAATCAGGCACTTGGGGCACAAGTACAAATACGAATTTGGAGCTAATCGCTGAAAAATTTGGGACGGGAAGCGAGGCTCTTTCGGACGCTAGTACTGCTACCATAACGATGGCGGATGGGACTAGTGATGCATTTCGCTCGATGGCCCTTACTCTGACAGGATCTCTCTCACAGGCTTGTACAGTCACGTTAGCTCCAAATACTCTTTCTAACGTATGGGTGGTTCAGAACTCCGCTGGCGACACAGTTACACTAAGCCAAGGCACAGGCGCAAATGTCGTCATACCAAACGGCGGTATCCGTATGGTTGCCACTGATGGTGCTGGTTCTGGCGCAGCGGTTACTGATGTACTCGACGTATTAGGCGGTACAGGCAATGTAGGTCTGGGTTCAGGTGCGTTTGGCACAGGGCTTACCACTGGCACAGATAACGTGGCGATAGGTGAAGCTGCGGGTGATGCACTTACAAGCGGTTCTGACAATACGTTTGTTGGCGACAACGCTGGTGGAGCAACAACTACGGGAGCGCAGAACACTGCGATGGGAGAAGGTTCTCTGTTAACTAACTCTACAGGAAGTCACAACACAGCGTTGGGAAGATCGGCTTTATATAGCGCAACCACGGCTGATTATAATACAGCGGTGGGCAGTGGCGCGATGTACTCTGCGACAACTGGGGCGCAAAATGTTGCGGTTGGCCGAAATGCGTTAAATGCTGTCACTACGGGTGCTTCTAATACCGCTGTTGGGTATCAAGCATTAGACTCGAATACCACCGCCTCAAACAACACAGCAGTTGGACATTCGGCTTTAACGGCTAATACCACAGGATCAGAAAACACCGCAGTAGGTAAAGGTGCTGCGGATGCAGTAACCACTGGGGTTCGCACAGTAGCTATTGGGTATAACGCTGGTGGTGCGATTACCACAGGTGATTCTAATGTTGCCATTGGTTATCAAGCGTTGATGACAGAAGATGGACATTCAAACAATACGGCTGTGGGAGCATCAGCCCTTCAAACTCAAGACGCTGGCGATCATGCTTATAACACAGCATTTGGCTTTGAAGCTGGTAAATCAGTAACCGCAGGTATTCAAAATACGCTTATCGGGCCTTTAGCTGGTGATTCTTTAACTACTGGTGGTTTAAATGTGGCAGTTGGAATGCATGCTTTAGGTGGAGACACAGTAGGCTCTAGGTCAACTGCTTTAGGTTACTCGGCTTTACTAGCACAAAACTTTACGACAGCCACTGATGTTTATAATGTGGCGGTGGGTTACGAGGCAGGTAAAACTATTACCACCGGAAAATCCAATACGTTTATCGGAGCTGAAAGTGGGGCATTAACCACCACAGGTGAAAACAACACTTTTGTAGGGCATGAGGCTGGCGAGGCGAACACCACCGCTTCAAACAACACAGCAGTTGGGAGAGATGCTTTAACGGCCAACACCACAGGCACAGAAAATACCGCAGTGGGCAAAGATGCTTTAAAAGCCAATACTACTGCTAGTGGTGTGACTGCTGTTGGAGAAGCTGCGCTAATGGCCAACACCACGGGCGCAAGCAACACAGCAGTGGGAGAAGGGGCATTAACGGCTAACACTACGGCTGCAAACAATACTGCGGTTGGCATGGGTTCATTAGGGGCGAACACCACGGGGACAGAAAACACCGCAGTGGGAACAACGGCGGGAGATGCTATAACTACCGGCGACAACAACACTATAGTGGGCTACGATGCTCTTTCTGCCGCAACTACAGCGGATGGAAACACTGCAATAGGTTCACACGCGCTGCAAGCAAACACTTCAGGACATTCAAACACCGCAGTCGGCAAATTTGCTATGAAAGTCAATACCACGGGTACAGAAAATACAGCCCTTGGATATGAAGCATTAGATGCTAACACTACTGCAAGCAACAATGTTGCAATCGGTCGTTTAGCTGGAACAGGCTTGACTACAGGGGGTTCAAATACGGTTGTCGGTGCAGCGGCTTTGCAAACAATGACCACAGCAACGGGAACTGTTGCTATAGGAACGTCTGCATTAGCTAATGCTACAGGAGGAACTCACACTGCTGTTGGTTATCAAGCTGGTGTTGATATAACAACGGCAGTTCAAGGAACGTATGTTGGTTATGAAGCAGGGTATAACCTGACTACAGGGAACAACAATGTAGCGATTGGCTACGGCTCACTTGCAAATGCGACTACTGCAAGTCCTAATGTCGCGGTTGGCACAAGCGCATTGTCTAACTGTAACGGAGTGGAAAATGTCGGTATGGGCACAAGCGTAATGCTTAATGTTACAACAGGCAATTATAATACCGCTTTGGGTTCTGGTGCAGGTTACTACATCACCACTGGCGATTACAATGTTTCAATCGGCAGAGCTGCGGATCAGGTCACAACTAATGGCCAGTTTAATATTTGTATTGGCGCGTCTGCAAAACCAAGCGCGGCAGGCGGATCACATCAAATAGTGCTTGGATATAACGTAGAAGGTAACGGTAATTCTAGTTTTACTTTTGGCAATGGAAGCACTGACACGTCGTGTGATTTCGGTAGTACGACTTGGGCGCTTCCTTCTGATGAGCGAATTAAAGAAGAGATCGAAGATGATGTAATTGGGCTTTCTTTTATTAATGATCTTAGGCCTAGAACATTTAGGTATCGAAAAGAAAAAGACATACCTGAAGAGTTAAAATCTCATGTATCAGGCTCAGAAGAAAGATTTAGAACTGATAAATACCAACATGGTTTTATTGCTCAAGAAGTTAAAGAGGCCATTGATAAGCATAATTTTAAAGACGGTTTTGATATGTGGTCAGAAAATGAAAATGATGGAAGACAACTGATAGGCCCAACTGCGGTAATACCTATGTTAATTAAAGCAATTCAAGAACTTTCAGCTGAAGTCGAAAAACTTAAAGGAGAATAGTGATGTCTGTTACGAAAACTTTAAATGTAGCTGTTCCATATATTGAGGACGGCAAGGTTGTAAGATGGCAATTAGGGATGAAGTACGAACAGGGTACAGAAGGTCAAGCTGATTACTACGCTAGTGATAAAAGCGTAACTCTTGACGCAACTTACAAAGTTGGCGATGAAACTAAAACCAATTTTACCCCTAAAGCTGAAGGTGATTGGACTAAAAAAGACCTTGAAGACCTTTGCCCAACGGCTTTGTGGGATGAAGTATTTGCTAGTCAATACGACTCTGTTATTACGAACCCACCCAAAGAGCCTGTACCTGATAACGACTATGTGATTCCTAGCAGCTAATGCAGCCGCAACATTTTTCATTTCATACGTTACCTGCGGTGTTTATGCTGGAAGCACAGCTATCTGAAAGCATGGTAGGTACGCTTAACGACTACTTAGATAAGTTAATGGTAGATCAAGAACGAAAAAGTCATGCGGGTACGTTGGTAGGGCAGATAGCCCACGGACAGCAGCTTACAATGGATCATCATTGTGAAGAGCTAAAAGACTTTAACTGGACGATTCAGGGCTTGGCAATGGATTACGTCAAGCAGTTCTGCGCTCAGTCTGGTAATCCACTAAAAGGGAAAAGAGAGGTACTTACTGATGAGCTTTGGTCTGTTCATTCTTACTCTGGCGATTATAATCCCGTACATGATCATGGTACTAAAACTATTATGGGAGTCTCCTGCACAACATGGACAAAAGTACCACAACAAATCCTAGACCAGCCTACGGCGGGAAGCCCTGAGTACAGCCTGTATAACTCTAGTGGTAATGCGGATGGTTGCCTAGCATTTAGCTATGGTCGTAATAGTTTATTAGATGTAGAGCGGTTAGCTCCTCCGCAAAGTTTTGTAATTAAGCCAGAAGTTGGAAAGTTTCTAATGTTTCCTAGCTGGCTAACGCATATGGTTTACCCTTTTGAGGGCGAAGGAGAACGGCGCACTGTCGCTGCAAATTTAAATGTTTGGAAGGTAGAGGAAGATGGAACAAGACACTAAAGAAGTTGTAGATGCAGAGGTTGCAGAAGAAGCTGAAGTTGCTCAACTCCCTCCTAATCCTGAACTATTAACTGCTCGTATGGATGAACTGCGAGAAGAGATTGGTCAGATTACAAACGTAATCAATGCCAACCAAAAGCAGCTAGATACCTATGTAGCAGCATTTAATTGGTATTCACAGCAGCTAGAAGCAGCTAATGCGGAGCAACAGTAATGGATTTTGTTCTTAATATAATATCTGTAGTAACGGGTATTGTGTGTGCGGCATCGATTATATGCAGCCTTACTCCCACTCCAAAAGACGATGCATTGATTGGTCGGTTGTACAAGATTGTGGAGATTGCAGCTTTGAATATAGGCAAAGCAAAAGAAGGCAGCACAACTAACCCGATTAAATTTGTAAAGAGGTCAGATTAATGACTGAACTAACTAATGCTGAAAAACGTAAGTTGATAAAAGAGTTGAAAGGAGCAAGCAAATTACACCTAGCTCAAGCAAAAAAAATCGAAAAAACTCTACAAAAAAAGAAAAAGTGAGTTCGGACTCACAAGAGGCTCTAAGCGAAATCAAAGCGCATCAAAGAGAATGTGCTGTACGGTATGAAAATATTGAAAAACGCTTAGATGAAGGATCTGAAAAGTTCAAGAAACTTGAGATGATGATATGGGGTGTTTACCCTTTTATGATTGTAACAATTGTAGCGTCTAGGTTTTTATAAATATGCCATTAAAGCGTTTTAATTTTCAAGCAGGTATAAAACGAGAAGGTACTGCATACAATAATGAAGGTGCTTTTTATGATGCTTCATTTATTAGATGGAGATCTGGTCGTGCTGAAAAAATGGGTGGCTGGGTAAAAAAATATAATGAAGCGACATCTACATTTATTGGGTTATGTAGAAAAATACATCAATGGGTTAATTTAAATAATCAAAGGTATATAGCTCTTGGCACAAGCAAAAAGCTATATCAAGTATTAGGTGATTCTTTTACCGATGTGACTCCGTTAAGAACTACTACGTCTGCTGGTGATGTAACGTTTGCAGCAACTAATGGATCGTCAACATTAACAGTAACTGATTCATCTCATGGCGCGGCTAAAGGAGACTTTGTTACATTTAGCGGAGCTGCTACTTTAGGTGGTTTAATTACAGCCGCTGTTCTTAATCAAGAGTATGAAATAGCAACTATAGCTAGCACTAACACCTATACAATTACTGCAAAAGATACATCAGGAGATACGGTTACTGCTAATGCTAGTGATTCTGGCAATGGCGGTGGATCTACTGTTGGTGCGTATCAAATTAGTATTGGACTAGATGTTGCTGTTGCTGGTACAGGCTGGGGTTCTGGCACTTGGGGGGGAGGCACTTGGGGTAATTCGGAGTCAGGTCTTCTTAGCTCATTACGGTTATGGAGCATAGATAATTTTGGTGAAGACATTATAGCTAATGTTAGATCTGGAGGAATTTATTATTGGGATGCAACAAATCCTACTAATAGAGCTATACCATTATCTAGCTTATCTGGCGCTTCTAATCCTCCATCAGAGTGTTTAACGGCAATTGTATCTACACAAGACCGTCATGTATTAGCTATAGGGTGTACGCCTTTTGGTGGTAGCAACATAGATTTAATGCAAATCAGATGGTGCGATCAAGGCAATGCAGCTCAATGGACTCCCCTTACCACAAACACTGCTGGTGATTTAAAGCTATCTGCTGGATCAGAAATTATAGGCGCTATTAGAGGAAGGCAAGAAGTATTGGTTTGGACAGATGTTGCGTTGTATAGCCTTCGTTTTATCGGCGCTCCTTTTATATTTAAGTCTACATTGATTACAGAAGGGATCAGTATGATTTCTCCTAATGCTGCAATTAATGCAAACAATGTAGTTTACTTTATGGATAGGCGTAACTTTTACATATACACAGGTGCAGCCCAGACATTACCTTGTACTGTGCTTGGTTATGTATTTGATAATCTTAATCAAGACCAAGCGGAGCAAGTGTTTGCTTTTGCTAATACTGCATTTAACGAAGTTGGTTGGTTTTATTGCAAGGGTGAGTCAACGGTAATAGATAGCTATGTAACATATAAC